ACAGATGAAGCAATCAAGGTAGTCAAGCATCATTACACAACAAAGCATCCTGTTAAATACTTGGGTGCAAAGAACGAAGACTATCCTAAAAAGAACTGGTCAAGCGTTATGTTATGGAACTGCTCACATTGGCTCAATAAACAATTAACACCTAAGTTTGTCCAAGAACAAACAGGTAAATACCTACACAGGTTTGAATGGCTCAAGTATCCTGAAGAACAAGTAGGTAAGCTAGACGAAACATGGAACTGGTTAGAAACAGAATACGAATACAACTCAGATGCTAAGTTAGTGCATCACACATTAGGCACACCATGCTTTAAAGACTATCAGAATACAGACTATAGTCAAGAATGGTGGGAAACATACCAAAGAATGATATATCCTCTAAAGGGAAAGAACAGAGAAACGGAGCTGTAGCATGGCAGAGTATTTACAAGCACCGCCTAGAAGAAAGGCGTTAGGTTTATTAGCTGATGCACTTACTTCAGGACAAGAGGCTTTAAATACAGTCAATTTGCCATACGTAGGTGGATTAGGTGGTTTACTATTTGGACAAGCACCACAATACCTACAAGACGTATCTTATGGTATGCCAGCATTTAGAGGTGGTAATGTAGCCACAGGCGGTCTTGGAACATTTACACCAGATACAAGAATGTTAGATGTAGCCACTTTACCATTTGTAGGAGCAGGTGCTGCAAAAGCAGGTCAAGTAGGTGCAAAGACATTAGGTAAAGAAGTAGCAAGACAAGTAGAAACAGGTACAGGATTAATAGGTTCTAATGTAATGAACCCAAGAGCAAACATAGTTCCTGTAGATGTAGCAAAACAATTTAATATGCCTACTACACTACCTAACAAAACAGAATTTACAGAAGCAGTATCTAATACACCAGGAGCAAGTATAACTCCAGAAGGTTTATTAGTTAATATATCTAGGTTTCAAAAGCCAGAGCAAGAATTAGCAGAGTCAGTTAGAACAGGCGTATTTTACTTACCCACAGGTTCTCAACAAGCTAAATACTATAAAGGCAAAGGAACTACCGGTGGTGCTTATGGAGGCGAACAAAGCATTATAGGAGATACATTATATAAAAACCCATTGTTTGCAAAAGGTGCAACTGGTGGCAGAGCTCCAGAGGAAGCATATAGACAAATAGTTCCAGCAGAAACATATTATGGAATGAAAACAGATTTAGCTAGAACTATACAAGCAAAAGATAAAGGTTCTGAAGCATATATGTTTTTAGAAAAGTATGCTCCTGAAATAGCAGACAACGCTTGGAATATTGCTGAAAATTCTAAACAAGGAAACCAATTTAGATACGCATTACAAGAAGCTGTTATAGGAAATGAAGCTAGAAAACAAGGATATGACTCTATCATTGGATATAGTAAAGGTAGAAAAGGAAGAGGTAATTTCTTATCAGAGATATTTGATGTAAGAGAAAACTTATACCCTAGTCCAAGTGGTGAGTATGGTTTAACAAGTGAATTTGAAGGTTTATTAAAAAGATAATTAGAGGGCAACCAACCTAAGGGAGTTGCAAAACAATGGAAAACAATGAGAACTTTGAAAAAGTAGAAGATTTATCAAAAACAGATAATCGTGGTGGTAAAAGAGAAGGCTCAGGTAGAAAAGCTGGAGTTCCTAATAAGTTATCATCTACAGTAAAAGAAAACGTCATAGCTGTATTTGATGGCATAGGTGGTGTAGAACACATGAAGCAATGGGCTATAGATAACCCTAATAACTTCTATAACATATACGCTAAGATACTACCTACACAAACTGAATTAAGTGGACCAGATGGTTCAGAACTACCATTAGGAATTGGAATTACTTTTGTCAAGCCAGACGATAGCCAAGTTTCCGAGTAAGCTAGACTTCTTATTTGAGCCACACCGTTACAAAGTAGCATACGGTGGTAGAGGTTCAGGTAAGTCATGGTCTATGGCAAGGGCATTGCTTATAAAAGCAGCTAATGAGCCAACACGTGTCTTATGTGCACGAGAAATACAAAAGTCTATTAAGCAGTCAGTACATACATTACTTAATGACCAGATACAGTCTTTAGGTCTAGGAGCTTTCTATGAAGTTCTTGAAGCTGAGATTAGAGGTCTTAACGGTAGTACATTTAGCTTTACTGGTCTTGCTACAAATACTGTTGAGTCTATAAAGTCTTTTGAAGGTTGTGATGTTGTATGGGTAGAAGAAGCTCAGACTGTTAGTAAGAAGTCATGGGATATTCTTATACCTACAATACGTAAACCTAATTCAGAGATATGGGTATCATTTAACCCTAACATAGATACAGACGATACATATACTAGGTTCGTGGTTAATCCACCAGAGAACGCTAAGGTTGTTAAAGTAAACTATACTGACAATCCTTGGTTTCCTGAAGTATTAGAGATAGAACGTCAACATAGTGAAAAGACTAACCCTGACTATGCAAACATCTGGGAAGGTGATTGTAAAGCTGCTGTAGATGGTGCTATATACTCTAACGAGATACGTGAAGCACAAGAAGGTAACCGTATAACAACTGTACCTTATGACCCTATGATGAAGGTTCATGTAGTTATGGACTTAGGATGGAACGACAGCATGTCAGTTATCCTATGCCAAAAAGGTATATCAGACTTACGCATCATTGGTTATATAGAAGATGACCACAGAACATTAGATAGCTATTCTGCACAACTAAAGAACTTATCCTATAACTGGGGTACAATGTTCTTACCACATGACGGACAGTCTAAAGACTTTAAGCATGGTATATCAGCAGAAGATATTATGAAGAAGTTAGGATGGGATATACGTATCGTGCCTAAAGCAGACATAGAGTCTGGTATTAAGTTAGCACGTATGAACTTCCACCGTATATACTTTGATAAGTCAGCACAAAGACTTGTTGAATGTTTAAAGAATTATCGCAGAAGTATAAACTCTGCAACCAACGAACCTGGTGCGCCACTACATGATGAGTTCTCTCATGGAGCAGATGCGTTCAGATATTTATGTACCTCTATTGAATCTATGAAAAACGAATCATGGAGCAAAGAGAAAATACAATATACAAATAGAGGAATTGTTTGATGAATATAGAAGACATGGAAATAATTGCACAGATAGAGGCGCAAGAGAATATAGCCTATGGTGTAAATGATAGTGCATTGTCTAATGATAGAGCAGAAGCGATTGACTACTACCTAGGACAACCATTCGGTAACGAAGAAGAAGGTCGTTCACAAGTTGTATCGTATGACGTTCAAGATACTATTGAGTCAGCATTACCACAATTACTTAAAGTATTCGTAGCCGGTGATAAGGTTGTTCAGTTTGACCCTAAAGGTCCTGAAGACCAAGAAGCAGCAGAACAAGAAACAGATTATATTAACCATGTAGTGATGGAGCAAAACGAAGGCTTCAAGATATTCTACGTATGGTTTAAAGACGCACTACTCTCTAAGAACGGTTATGTAAAAGTATATGCCGAAGAAGAAGAGGAAGAAGAAGAATACGAATACAAGGGGTTGACAGACGCCCAACTTCAAATGTTGGCTTCAGATGAGAATACAGAAGTATTAGAGCATACTGGTTACCCTGACCCAAGTGTCAACATGGATGTTGTCTATCAACAAGCAGCTATGAATGGTGTTGACCCAGCTACAGTTATGCAACCTATGTTACATGACGTTAAGCTCAAGGTTACAGAAAAAGAAACAGAGATTCATATTGAGAACGTAGCTCCAGAAAACATGATGATTTCTGTAGAAGTTAATGGTCCTAACCTACAAGATGCTAAGTTTGTTCAACACAGAGAAGTTATGCAGTTAGCTGACATTGCTGAAACGTTTGACAAGCCATTAGAATACATCAAGTCTATTATGTCAGACCTACGAGACACTTTTGAAGAAGAGTCTAATGCTCGTGATATTTATGATGAAGAATATGATAGAGCTATTGAGTCACAAGAAGCACTCGTTAAAGACACATACATTAAGTTAGATGGTGAAAGATATAGAGTGGTCGTATTAGGTAACACAGTTCTTTATAAAGAGAAATGTGAGTATGTACCTTTCGCATGTATCACACCTATGATAATGCCACATAGACATATTGGTCGTTCTTA